AGCGACTAAAGGTAGGTTGTAATATTTGATTTTTATGATTATTTACGATAAAAGGAAAATCAGTTCGTCCTTGATATTGAGGTAAGGAATGTTCTCCTCCAGTCTTATACAAGGTATATTTTCCCTTTTCTAAAGATTGTATATACTCTGATGTTCTGTTTAAATCTTTTATCCGTTGTCCACTACCTTCAAAAAACAAAGCACACTCTGTAATATCTTTTGAATCTTCAGGATTTAATTCTAATTCTACGTCAAAACCTTGAAAAGATAATTGTTTAATGTGTTTCACTCCAGTTGTCTCCTATTTTGTATTCGCCATCCATTGGACAACGAAGTTTATAATACTCTCCGGCTTTAATAATACAATTGACGGCTAACTCTCCTACAAAGTCTGCTAGGTCTTCCCTAACTTCCATCTGCCATTCGTCATGAATGTTAGCTACAAACTTCGCATCAAGTGTATTTAGTTTTATTACTGAGTCTAACATAACTAATCCACGTTTCATAACAATAGCTCCTCCACCTTGTAATAAAGTATTGAGAGCCGCATGTTGTGTACGAATTAAAAGTTTTCTTCCATCTAATCCTTTGAGGTAATTTTTTGCTGATGCTCTTTGAACTTTATCTCTAAGAGATTTAAATGATGGGTTACTATCAAAGAACTGTTCTCTAAGTCGCTTGCCATCTTTCTGATTTCCTCCAACCACTCTTCCAAGTTTTGCATCTCCTGCTCCGTATATGAGGGCATAGATGAAAGTCTTTGCCTGATCTCTAGATTCAAGTCCTGCAGATTTCTGATTAAGGGTGTGTATATCTCCGTCAATGATTTCATTTATAAACTCCTCGTCTTGCATGTAGTGAGCAAGCATTCTTAATTCTAAACTAGAAGCATCAATACCTACTAATTTATATCCTTCTTCAACTGTCCAACAGGCTCTACATTCAGCACCGAAAGGGCTATGAATGTTAGGTACTTGAGCCATGTTAGGATTTCTATGACTCATTCTTCCGGTAATTGTACCATTAGGAATAACAAAGCCGTGTACTCTTCCATCTTCATCTAAAGCTGATATCCAAGAGTCTACTTGTGCGATACGTTTTTGATACAATAAATAATCAGCAATAAGTTTTGCTTGAGGTATAGAATCAATACGAGCTAATGTAGTTTCATCAACTATAGGTTGACCAGTTGGAGTAAACTTCTTTGGCTTCCAACCAAACTCAATTAAATATTCTCCTATTTGTTTTCGTGATCCAAGATTAAAGTCTTGTAGCTTACGTCTTGTAAAGGGGGTAATGTCGTTAGTAGGGGATCGTTCTTCAAACTCTTCAGGAGTAAGTCCTTGCTTAGAGAGTGTTCCATCTTTCTTTAGTTTAGGTTGAACTTCTTTTAGATCAATCATCTTAGGTTTAAAGACTTCATGTACTTCATCTTCTGCTTTCTGCATTAGTTGTCGTAGTTCAGCAAGTAACATATCAGCGTGTTTAGAATCAAACTTAAATCCATTAAGTTCTTGTTCTTTAATAACTGAGGCTACTGCTTGCTCTAAAGAAACACATTCTTTAGCAAAGCCTTTGCCTTCATTACGCAGGTGTTGAAAGAGGACAGTATTAAGTTGAACATCACGAACACAATAGTCCAACATTTCTTTAGAATAATTAAGGTAATCATCAAACTCTATCTTCCTAAAGCCTAAACGAAAACCCCACTTCTCTAAACTATGTCCTCCTTCACGAACCGGATTGAATAGTCTTGACATAACTAATGTATCTATTACTGGTTTGTGAGAAAGTTTTACATTCCCAAACTTCTCCACCATAGGTATATCAAAACCTATAATGTTATGACCAATAAGTTTATCTGCCTTCTCAAGTAAGGCATAGCCTTCCTCAAGTTGATCAGGGGTATACTTATATAGTGTTCCAGTCTCAGGGTCTTGAGCAACTAAGCAATGTATCTTAGTAGCTTTCAGATCGTCTGTCTCTATGTCAAAAACTAAATCCATATTATAACTCTAGTAATTCATCTGCATCATCTTCAAATTGATCTTTAGGAACTTCTCTCAGTCTACCTGTTTCTCTATCATAGAGCAAGTGACTTGCTAATCCAACATCCCCTGTGTATCTAGATTTTAAGACACGCATTTTAGTTGTATTAGATTCCTCAATATCATCTGATTGTTGATTCCTTTCAAGAGCAATAACACAGTCGGACAGTTGAGCAATACTCTGTGAACCTCTCAAGTGTGAGAGAGACACTTCAATACCATTCTCATGTCCTTTGTTTCCATCCACTCTTCGTAGATGTGATACTAAGATTAAGCCTGCTCCTGTCTCTTCAACTATACTTCTCAGTCTAGTCATGATGTTGTCGATTGCTCTACGTTCATCACCTTCGGATAAGGCAGACACTAACATATGTAAGTGATCTACCACTACCCATTTACAGTCACAGGCTACAATCATAAAACGAATCTTATTAAATATTTCATCAATACTATTCGTTCCAAAATGAGCATGTATCCATACTCTATTTTTATTATCTCCATCATAAAGAATGTCAAAGAATTTATCCAACTCTTCTTGCGAAAAGTTTTCTCGTTCTTGATCTATATACAATCGAGCATTAGCTTCGATAGATAAGATACCATCAACTGTTCTTCTCCAGTCTTCTTCAAGAGCAATAACTCCTACGTTATCCGTAGTTTCTTTAATAAGCCAATGTTCTAGTTCTCTAGTCACAGAAGACTTACCAAGTCCTGTACCTCCAGTAAGTGTTACCAACTCTCCGGCACGTAATCCATATAGCTTGTCGTTTAAACCTTGCCAAGGATAAGCAATACTTTCTTTCTGAACTCTATCAAAAAAGTCTTGCCTTGATTCGGATACATTGATAACACCACTAGGAGTGTAAACTTTTGCTGACCACCAAGCTTCAACAAATTCTTTATGTTTGTTCTGACGAAGCATGTCGTTAGCATCTTTGAATCCACTAGGTAATGTCATGATCTTAGCTTTACTAGGTTGGAAAAGCATTGCTACTTTCTTAGCCGCTTCCTGTCCTTGTTTATCACTATCAAAACAGATCACAACATTCTCAAAGCTTTCAAGAAATTCTAAACTTTCTTTTACATCTTTGACTGCACCTGATGAACCTCTCTTTATTGAAACTGCTGCCCACTTACTACCCATCAATTCGTAGCAAGCCATTGCATCACATTCACCTTCAACTAGGGTAATTGACTTACCTCCAGTCTGAAAAATCTGTTCTCCAAACAATCCAGTACCTTCAAAACTGCCTTGAACTGAGAAATTCTTATCTCGAACATAGCGTACTTTCGTAGCAGATAGCTCATGTTTGTTGAAATATGGATACAAATGCTGAACAATCTCTCCATTGCTAGATAGGATAGATTTCACTCCATATTTACGAGCAGTTGCCTCCGATATTCTTCGATCAGTTAATGCTACGTAGTCGCCA